ACTGTTACCAGTGTGCAGCGTAAGGCCGCGGATTTGGTCATTTACTGTCAACATAATAATGATTCCTTTGAATTTTAATCGGGCAATAAAAAGCCCACCGAAGTGGGCTGATGTTTAGGTTGTCTGAACCATAAGTTTACGAAGTGGTATATTATTATTACACCAAGTCACTTACCGCACACTCAATACGTGTCATCCAATTCTCATTAAGACGAACAGATGCGTACCAGAAATCAGCACCAACATATCCGAACATGCCGGACGGGTTAGCGTGATTCTTCACGGATGCAGAGATAACTGTGGGGCTGATACCTGTATAGCCATGGCCTTTCAGGTTGATATGGCCGCAAGCAGACTCAGCCAGCACGATGAAGGGATACACGTCGCAGCTTCCTGAAGTCTGTACCATGCCATTAGCGGCCGCTGAACCGGCAGTCAGGTAAGGAGCAAACAGAGGAGAAGGAATGAATCGGAATTCTTCACATGCACCAATCTCGCGGGGATGTACGGGCTTAATAGCAGAGCCGTACTCTACACGCTTAGTGAAGCCTGGCAGATCACGAACATCAGCAGATCCATCAGTGTGGAAGAACACCAGGTAAGAGGCTTCTACCGGCGCTGTATTGAAATTCTGACCAGCGGCAACAGTCGTGGTGACGTGCTTTGCTCGGTTAGATTCCATTGTTCGCGCTGATTGACGCAGCTTTCGCAGACTTACCGCGGTATTCACACCAGCACGGGTTGAACCGTTGGCATAAATAACGCTAGTACCTGCTTTTACCTGACCATAAGCAACAAGCTCGGCCACTTCAGACAGAGTTTGCGCGGTCAGTTTCTGCATGTCTGCAGGGATGTCATCTTCGTACATCAGTTGAGACTTGCTGGAGAACTTGAACAGAACAGAATACTGCTCAACCGTTGCTGTCACATCAGTGTAACTAACTGAGTTGGACGCGGGAGTTGTGCCTTCTGCTGTGATGAAGTTCGCTGCTGTAATGCCCGGGGTTTCCGCAGCAGTCGCATTGAAGGGCTTGAGTCGACGAAACACCACTGTGTCTGTCTTGTTCAAGGGCTGTTCTTTCTGGTCGCCAAACATGCCGAGAACCTGAATGTTCTCTACCATTTTCAGCATTTCCATTTCCGCACGAATGAGATTTCGTGAGGCTACTGTCGAATAATTCTGTACTAAAGCCATGATATTTATCCTTTATGCTTAGCCGTAGACTTCTCGTCCTATAGCTGCGCGTAGTTCTGCTTCGGTCATGTCACCCTCACTTTTTACAGGGGGGAGATTGCGACCATTAGGGTTTTGTGCAAGATTCAAGCGTTCGGCTCGCTCAGCAGCGATTACCTTGGATGACTTGCGGGTTTTTTGGTAAGTCTCGTATTCGTCAAATATGGCAATCACCTCAATTGGGTTGAAGCTGTTCTTCTTCCCATTCTCAGCATGCCACTGGGCGAACTCAGGAGTTTCCTGTACTGATCTCCAATCCGGATGCTTCATCGAAATGAACATCTTGGCCGTTTCAGTCTTTCCATCGGCTATCTCTTGCTTGGTGGCCAGCGTTTCGGTGTTCGGCATTCTGCTTAGCATGTCTGCGCTTAACGCGGAGAGTCGCTTATCAGTAGCTTCTGTCCACTCAGGCCAGTCCTCCTTCAGTTGGTTCCATTCATCCAGGTTCGTCGCTGCCGAGTCAATTTGCTCCTTTGTCGGCGCTTGAGATACAGTTTTAGCTGCCTCTCTCGCGGCGTGAAGATCATTGGTTACTGACCCAATGCGTTGCTCAGCTTGCTTCAGTCGCCCGTCTAGCTTATCCATCCCGCTCAGTTTCGATTGCAATGCCTCGAATTCCTCGCGTAGGGCCGTTGGTATGCCTTTCCACTTATCAATAACTGGCTCGGCTTCCAGCGCTTCCGCTACTTCAGTATCTTTCGGCGGCGATTGCTCGGCGCCATCAAATACTTCCTTAGCAATTTCTGCGCGGATCTGCTGATCTTCAGTCTGCTCTACGGTGGTATTCTCTTCAATTGCCATACGTATGTTCCTTTACCGGCTTTCGGCGGTAGTGTTGTGGGGTAATTCCTTAGCCCAAAAAAAAGCCCCATTTCTGAGGCTCAATAATCATTAAACTCTGTATCGTCCACTTGCCTATGCTTCCGTTCCCTTGGCGTAGGTAGGTTGATCAATTCTTTGAGAATGGCGATCTTGCCGCGTAATGCCGCGGTAGCCGATTCATCCTTTTTAAGAGAATCGTTACTCTCTCTCGCCTTGATAAGCTCAGCTTCTGCCCACTGTGATACAAATGCCCATGTGGACGAATAAGAATCAAGGTGCGCATCTCTTGCGCTACCACCTATTAACCCTAGTGACTGAGGAGCATCATCTGGAGCGGTGACATCACGGCCAAACAGGTTAATAACCCATTTCATATCTACCGCCTAAGCTGCGTAGCTCGTCTTACAAGAGCAATAACTGTAATTGTAGCTCCTGTACCCGGTGTAGTGAGGTTTGGGCGTATGTGAACTGGCCGCTCAACGATTGTTATCGCCTTGTTTGCTGTAGCAGTCGCCGCAGCGCCGCCAGCAGAGTTTGATAGGGCCACCCATGTAACTCCGTCATTGCTTCCTTCGATCGCAAATGTTGCACCACCCCACGTCCCTGTTGCCGTGAAACACACGTCTCCAAACTCAGGTAACTGAAAAGGTGCGCCGTCCGCGTTAGCGGTAATTAGCGACCACGATAGCTTGATAGCACTACCGTCTCCAGAACCGACCTCCATACTTCGTGTAATTGCTGCTGTAGGCATGATTATTCCTTTAGTGAATTAGTTTAGAGGCCGAATGCCTCACCTGGCGGGGCTTTACCTGCTGGCTCCACCGAAGTCTTTGCTATTTGCTTCTGCGCACGCTGCTGTTTCCTGTCCTCGCTTTGCATCATGTGATTAGATACAACGTGATCATCTTGCTGATTTCGTGCCAATTGGTTCTCGGACTGCTGGACTTGCAGTTCCATCGTCTTAGATGCCAGCAAGGTCTTTAGCTTGGCGTTTTCCGCAGATAGCTTACCGTTGATCTCTCTGTCTTTTAATGCCCTATCTTCGTCAGCATTGGCATCGTCTACCTGAATTTCCTGCATCCTTATCTGAGTATCAGCCAGAATCTGATCTTCTCGGGACTTCGCCGCAATGCCAGCCACTTCCGAGCGTCCCTGAGCTGCTATGTTCGCCGCTTCAATCCTTGGGTCAGCAGGGGGTTGCTGTTGCGCCTGTTGATCTCTCGCAGCCTTAATAGCGTCATCGTCTTTCAGTACATCCAGATGCTGCGACTCGAACAGTTGCTTGATAACCTTTTCCCAATCAACAATGATAGCCGCGTCTGGGTCGGCCCTAAGCTGCATGATCTGCATTAGTTTCTGTACGTTCTCGTCCTTGGCTATCAGCACAGACGTTCCTCTGGCCACTACGTCAAAGTCTCCTTTGATCTCCGGCTTGGGGTTATACATCATGTTCCAGTGGTAGTACCGCCCGATATGCGGCCTGGTGATAAGATCATCCCACTGCTTAACTTGTCGCCTACGGGTTGTATCAGCGCCCTGCATCAATATCTGTAGCTCGCCTAGCGTCTTAGTACCACTGGTAGCTTGCTGCCCCTGAGCCTGTCTCGGTGTGCCGGACTCTAAATCCATGAATTCCAGGGCCAGGTTAATGATGTTCTGCAGCTCACCTTGGTTGTTCTGTATCTGAAATTGCTGGAACGCCTTCCGAACATCACCTTCCTCTGACTCATCTATCCAGATCTTCTTACCTGTTATTTCCCATACGTCGTCTTCCGGTCTTACGTCACGGCTGATGACAATTTGAGCACCGCTTGAGTCCCCGGCGTTGTCCATCATAGCCCGCCATGCCGCAGTGATAATCCTCTGCTGCCAGATTAGCTTCCTGGGCTCACCGATACCCCACGGGGAGTCGTCTACCTGTACCCACGGGAAGAAGTCGTAAGGCAGCTCGCCGCTATCCAGTGTATTCAACTGCGCTTTGATAGGACGGTCATTGACGAATACTACGCAAGCAGATATAGACTCGTCTGAATCCTCATCCACCTTAACGCCCATTGCTATCAGGTCCTCTTTATCTACGTCACCGTTGTACTCCCATCGCTCGTAAGGAGCACCGCGGGCAATAGTGGACGCCTTGATCTGCCGTTGATCGCCTTTATCTAGCGCAACAACTGTCCTAACAGGGTCTTCCTGCAGCGCCTTGATGATCTGCCGCCTGTCATAGCCAGGTACACCCATGAGCGCCCGCAGCTCTCTAGGTAGCAGATGATCACGCTCCCATATGTATGATCCATTTTTGGGATTGTCGCCACAATGCGGATCGGGATAGATATTCCAAATGTCTCTCGATGTACTGGCCGGCTTTAGGTTCTCGACCACTTTCAGTGTGTGTACCGAGCCATCGCTGTCTGCCTGCTCTACCCATGCGCGGCGTATCGTCTTAACGATGTTCGGGCCTTTCATAACCCCGGTGCCTAGACGTATAGCTGACCGAGCTACCTTGCGGCACTCAGCGTTGTAGTCGCACTCCTCCAACTGATCGTCGATTTCTTTTTCCATCGCAGCCGCGCGCTTCTTTAGGTCGTCTTTCTTCGCCTTTGCTGCGCTTTCATCACTTGGCTCTTGTGGTGCCTGTTCGGGCATACCTGCGCCCATCGGGTCTGGCTGCATTTCGCCCTGGACAATGCCCTGTGGTGCCGGTGCAGGTACAGCGGACTCACCAACCGGGGTGCTGTCTATACCAAAGTTTTTGTCATCCGTTGGAAATTGGATTTCTGTAAATCGACCTTCCGCCGTCTCGCACTTGCCCCTGATTATATTGACGATTACGCGAGATCGGCGCTGCGTCTTGCTGTTCTTTGTGCCAAATGCATCGCCCGTAGCGTAGTCCGTCATCCCTGCCTTGCTAGATGCACCATCCAGCCCTTCAAACGCTCTCTGATCCTCGCGCCACTGTCGCTCAATCCCCGATGCCGATCGAGCAGATATGGCTTCGTCTCTCTTTGTCAGCAACGATTTAGCGAGAGATTCAATCCTCGCCTGCCTCGCGTCCTGAGCGTTTTGGTCTGCTGTCTGCTGATCCATAGTATCCTTAATGCAAAAACCCCAATATCGTGGGGTATCGGCTTATTGTTTAGTACCCAACCACATCATCCAGCGCTTCTCGCGCCGATCTGCCGCGAACAGGGATGTATTCATCCTCATTCTTGAGCCCGTCTGCGTCAACTGCTAAATAGCGAAAAACATCAGCGCCATGAGAAAATTCGTCGTGTACTGGCGCGCC